CAAAAAGACAAGTTGGCATCTCTAGCAGAAGGCGTAGAGTTTGAGTCGGAAGAGAAGTTTGCAGAGAAGGTTAAGACCCTCCGCGAATCATACTTCCCAGCAAACCCTGCTACACCTGCAGCAGAAGCTACTGATGAAGCACCAGTTGAAGGCGGAGAAGTAACCCCAGCAATGGCGGCATACCTCAATGCTATCAGTCGCTGGAACTCATAATAATTTAACTCCCTAATCCAATAAAGAAAATGTTTAACGCAGAACATCTTCAGGAAAAGTGGGCACCTGTTCTTGGTCACGAAGGCTCCTCGCCTATCGATAACCGTTACAAGAAAGCTGTCACATCTGTCCTCCTGGAGAACCAAGAAAGATTTATGCGCGAAGAGCGCGGTATGCTAAACGAAGTTGCAGTTAACAGCCTTGGCGCTGGTACTGTTTCTCCTTCTGGCAGCGCACTCGGCAACGCTAACACCGCTGGTCTTGCAGGTTTCGACCCTGTACTTATCAGCCTCGTCCGTCGTGCAATGCCTAACCTAATGGCATATGACGTTTGTGGCGTCCAACCAATGAGCGGTCCTACTGGACTAATCTTCGCAATGCGCTCACGCTACGAGAACCAAGGCGGCGAAGAAGCCTTGTTCAACGAGCCTGACAGTGCATTCTCCACAGCACATGACGCAACAGCTGGTGCTTATACACCTAGAACTGGCGCTGGTGTCGGTGGCGATTCAGAGGGTAACAACCCTGCACTTCTTAACGACTCCTCACCTGGAACCTACGAAGTAGGTCGTGGCATGAGCCGTGAGAACTTGGAGAAGATGGGCGAAGCTTCCCGTCTGTTCCGTGAGATGTCATTCAGCATTGAGAAGACTTCTGTGACTGCAAAGTCCAGAGCTTTGAAAGCAGAATACACCTTGGAACTAGCACAAGACCTCAAGGCTATTCATGGTCTAGATGCAGAGCAAGAACTTGCTAACATCTTGTCCAGTGAAGTCCTTGCAGAAATCAACCGTGAAGTTGTACGTACAGTATATCAGGTTGCTAAAGTCGGTGCTCAAAACAACGTTGCTAACGCAGGTATCTTTGACCTAGACGTTGACTCCAACGGCAGATGGTCAGTTGAGAAGTTCAAAGGACTTCTATTCCAGATTGAGCGCGATGCTAACGCAATTGCTCAAGAGACTCGTCGTGGCAAAGGCAACTTCCTCATCTGTTCTGCAGACGTTGCAAGTGCCCTAGCAATGGCAGGCGTCCTTGACTACTCCTCTGGTCTAACTGGTGCTGGTGGTCCTTCCATCGGTGATGTTGATGACACTGGCAACCTTTCGGTTGGCACAATCAACGGTCGCATCAAGGTCTACGTCGATCCTTATGCTGCTAACCTTTCCGACAAGCACTACTACGTCATCGGATACAAAGGTACTAGCCCTTATGACGCAGGACTATTCTACTGTCCTTACGTTCCCCTCCAAATGGTTCGCTCGATCGACCCTGACACCTTCCAACCAAAAATTGGTTTCAAGACTCGTTACGGCATGGTCAGCAATCCTTTCGTCACCACCAACGGAACCTACAATGGTACTCCAGATGGCGAAACACTTTCGGCAAACGCCAACATGTACTACAGAAGAGTACAAGTTATCAACCTCATGTGATTCATCACCAGGTTTCTTACAGACCTCCCTTCAAGGGGGGTCTTTTTTTGTCTAAATAATTAAAGACTATACCATGGGGTTATTATGCCATCCCTAGATGAGGCAGCTGCGAAAAGAGAACAAGCAGCAGCACAGAAAGAACAGAATAAACCAAAACAAATCGAAAAAGTTACCGAGCAAGTACCGAGCAAGTCACCAGTCAAAACGATTGCGTTGACACTAGGTGGACTCTTTGCCTTGGCACACATTGGTTTGTTAGGTTATGTAATTCACAGACCAGAAAAACCACAAGTTCCACAAGTACCTACAATCAATATCCCTCGTGGAGATTATTCGTCATACAGAATTAAAGCTGGTAAGGATGGATATGAGATTGAGTATCGTGCAAACGATCCTAAAGTTCTAGAGTCACAAAAAGCATTAGACCTCAATAAAAGTAAGAAAGGATTTTTTGGTGGTCAGCAAGTTGAAATGCGCCGCGAGTTCCGTCGTGATCAATTCACTATGGAAGGCACCCGTAATATGGGGGTAGGAGGCGCTGTAGACGGCGAGGGAAAGTTGACTGCCCGAGAAGAAGAGTGTTTAGTGGCGGACGCTGGCGCACGGTCCCAGGGTGCAATGGCAGGTAGTGCTATCGCTGCTGGTGTTGCTGTTCCTGCTGCTATGAGTATTCCATATGTAGGATGGTTGGCTGGTGGATGGGCTCTACTCCTCGGTCAAAAAGCAGGTTCCAGTCTAGGTTCTACCGTAGGTACAGTCTTTAATGACTGCTAAATAGTAGTGCTTGGGATGCTGACATGTCTGCTGATTGGTACAAAAAATTACCGCAAAACAGAAATTTCTTAACACCTACAGGGTTTAAATTTACCCTAGAAAGATTTGGTGGTGTTGATTTTTTCTGTCAATCAGCTAGTATTCCAGATGTTTCTATGCCAACTATTGAAGTGGCAACACCCTTTAGAGGTGTACCCATTATTCCTGGTGGTGGTGTAGAATACAGTGATCTAACGGTTCGGTTTATTATTGACGAAGATCTATCCAACTACATGACTGTATGGAACTGGATCAGAGACAATGGTAATTCAGAATCATTTGATGGAGAAGGAGAAGGATACTCTGATGGTATTCTACAGATACTAACGTCTAACTTCAATCCAAAATATAGTGTAAGATTTGAACGATTAATGCCAGTGCAACTTACTAGTATTCCATTTGATTTTTCAGTGGGAGAAGTTGAGTTCTTTACAGCTAACGTTACTTTCAAATACACACGTTATACAGTATGTGATTTAGGATTACAACCTCTATGAATTTTAGTTCATTACATCAACGCTTCCAAAAAATTAAGGAAGAGTGGACCAAGGATACACAAATCGATTTTCAATTTAAGAACAAACAATACTCCGAAGATCTAGCACGACTTGCGTTGGAGATTCCTTTCCAGCACAATAAATATCTGAATCATTACACAGATCTTTCTCAAATTAAAACTTCATTAGAGTTTGAACATCGTAAACTCTTAAGAGATAAGAGAGAATATTATGGCGGTGAAGCTGACGCTAAAACATACGCAGAAAAACCTTTTGGTACTCACATCAAAACATCAGAGAAGATGAAAGTCTATCTGGAGTCAGATGATGAACTTATTAACACAGAAGCAAAAGTCAAGTACATTGATCAGATGCTTTACTTTCTCGATCATGTTATGAAACAAATCTCTAACCGTGGGTTTCAGATCAAAAGTGCTATTGAATGGGAAAAATTTATTAATGGAAACTAATGTCACATCTAGTTGTCAAGAAAAAGAATGAGGTCTATCTACAGATCTCATCAGAGCCTCACGTCCATCGTGAGTTGGCAGACTACTTTTCTTTTGAATTGCCAGAGGCAAAGTTTCTAAAACGCCAACCAAGATTTAGATATTGGGATGGTATGATCCATCTGTATTCTCCTGGTACAGGTGAACTGTATCATGGTCTCTTACCTCACTTGAAAGAGTGGTGTAGAGAAAGAGAATATGGTATTAAATTTGAGAACAATGATTGGTACGGGGAAGTAGAGGTAAGTAACGATTTCGTTTCTCCACCTGCTGTTGCAGATTGGATGAAACATATCTGCAAGTACAAACCAAGAGACTACCAGTACATGACTGTGTATAAGGCTCTCAAAAATAACAGAGGTTTGTTCCTGTCTCCAACAGGATCTGGCAAATCCCTTATGATTTATTCCATCGTTCGTTACTACGCAGCGGCTGATAAGAAGATTCTACTGATCGTGCCTACGACTTCTTTGGTAGAACAAATGATAAAGGATTTTAAAGACTATGGATGGAATGCAGATGAGTTCTGTCACACCATATATTCAGGCAAAGATAAGAATACTGACAAACCAGTTGTCATCTCAACATGGCAGTCAATCTACAAGTTTCCGAAAAGATACTTTGATGACATTGATTGTGTTATCGGAGATGAAGCACACTTATTTAAGGCAAAGTCCCTCACAGGTATCCTCACCAAACTCCACAACGCAAAGTATCGTTTTGGGTTCACGGGTACACTTGACGGTAGCAAAACTCATAAGTGGGTTTTGGAAGGATTGTTTGGTGCATGTGAACAGGTTACAAAGACAGATACTCTCATTAAGAAAGGGTTCCTTTCCAGCTTGCGAATTAAAATCCTAGTCTGTAAGCATGACTACAAATACTTCGCTGACTTTCATGAGGAGATGGAGTACATTGTAACACATGAAAAGCGAAACAACTTGATTAAAAATATTGTTAACGACATAGAAGGTAACACATTAGTTTTGTTTAACTATGTGGAAAAACATGGTGAACCTTTGTATGAGTTAATAAATAATTACATCAGTAACGACAGATCTGTATTCTTCGTTCATGGTGGTACTGATACCGAAGATAGAGAACAAGTAAGAGCAATCACAGAATGCGAATCCAACGCTGTCATTATCGCATCTTACGGTACGTTTTCCACAGGCATCAACATTAAAAAATTACATAACATCGTATTTGCTTCTCCCTCCAAATCCAGAGTTAGAAACCTACAATCTATTGGTAGAGTTCTACGTAAAGGAGATGGAAAAGATATTGCTACCTTGTATGATATCGCTGATGATATCTCTGGGCGTAACTATAACTATACTTTAAAACATCTTATTGAAAGGATTGCAATATATCAAGAAGAGAACTTTAAGTACGAAACTATAAACATAGACTTAAGGTAAAGAATGGAAGAAGAATTTTATGCAACGTTAAAGCTAACATCAAATGAGGAACTACTTGCTAAAGTATGTTACTTGACTGAAGAAGAATGTTTACTTGTGGAAAAACCCTTGCTGGTTATTCGTGCCACTCAAAAGAAAAGTGGTAGGCTTGTGGAAGGATTCTCATTAAGTGACTGGGTGATGTCTTCTTATGAAGAACTATACGTTCTAAAAATGGAACAAGTAGTAACCATTACTGAAATGGATAAGAAGATAAAAGGATTCTATACCAGTCACTTATCTAGAGAAGATGATGATGTACCTACAGATAAGATGTCAAAAGAAATGGGGTATCTAGGATCAGTAACAGATCAAAAAAGTAAATTAGAAGATCTATTTAATAGAAGCTAGTATGTCTCTGTAACCCTTAACAGAGTTATTCTATAGGTGTTAGGTGTATTTGTCAAGCCCCTGTGGAAAACTATTGACTTGACACCAAAACAAATTTGTAGTATACTAGTAAAAGCAAACAGAAAATTATGGTAAGAAAGCCAAAAACCGAATACTATGTAAATAACAAAGAGTTTTTGGAAGCCCTTGTTGCCTATAAGTTTCGTGTTAATAGAGCAAAGGATGCTGGAGACAGTAGACCTATCGTCCCCAATTATGTTGGTGAGTGTTTCCTTAAGATCGCTACACACCTATCATACAAACCAAACTTTGTCAACTACATGTTTCGTGAGGACATGATCTGTGACGGCATTGAGAATTGCCTACAGTATATTGACAACTTCAATCCAGAGAAGTCTTCTAACCCGTTTGCTTACTTCACTCAAATTATCTATTATGCTTTCCTTCGTAGGATTCAAAAAGAGAAGCGTCAACTAGAGATCAAGAGTAAGATCCTAGAGAAGTCTGGTCACCAGGAGATCATGCACACTGATACGTATGATGGTGACATGGCAGGGATGAATGCTTCCTACTCTGACATGGGTAGTATTAAAGAAAACATTGAGACGAGAATGAACCGATGACAGTAGCACTTATTACAGATCAACATTTGGATGGTCGTAAAGGTTCTCTGGTATTCTGGAATTACTTCCTTAAGTTTTATGATGATGTGTTCTTCCCTACGCTAGAGAAGAAAGGTATTACAGAGATCATTGACCTAGGTGATACGTTTGATAACCGTAAAACCATTGACTTCAATGTCTGGAATCGAATTCGTACTCACTACTTCGATAGACTGAATGAGATGGGCATCACAGTCCATACCATTCTGGGTAATCACTGTGTCTACTACAAGAATACAAACGCTATCAACTCTCCTGATCTGTTGCTAGGTGACTATGATAATATTCGTGTCTACGATGAGACTTGTACTGTTACTATTGAGGGTACGAAAATTTGTTTTGTCCCTTGGATCAATAGGGAGAACGAAGAAGCGACAATGGAGCATCTCAAAAATACAGATGCAGAAATAGTCATGGGACATCTTGAGCTTGATGGGTTTGAAATGACTCCAGGCATGAAGATGGAGCATGGCATGGATCCCAAGATCTATAAGAATTTTAAGCAGGTCTATTCGGGACATTTCCATCACAAGTCAAGCAAGGGTAACATCACATACCTTGGCAATCCTTACCAGATGTTCTGGAATGACTACGCTGACACTAGAGGGTTTCATCTTTACGAACCAGCATCTAATAAACTGCGTATGGTAAAAAATCCTTATGACATCTTTAAAAAGATCTACTATAACGATGTAGATAAGGACATGGTTCTAGACTACACCCAGTTTAAGGATACTTTTATTAAAGTCATTGTTGAAGAGAGGCGTGACTATTACAAATTTGAAAAAATGATTGACCAGTTGTATAACTCTGGCGCTCATGATATCAAAATTGTAGAGACTTTAGTTGATGAAGATACTGTAGAAGAACCTAATCTAGAAGTCAAAGATACACTGACATTACTTAACGAGTATATCGATGAGGTAGAAATGTCCGTAGAGAAATCTGACCTTAAGAAACTTATGAGATCGCTATATATTGAGAGCTGTGAAATGGTTTGATGTCTTTCATCTTAACTCTCAAAGACTTGCCAGAAGGAGTTTTCTCTGTTGTCGATAAAGACACAGGAGATCATGTCATTCCTATCTTTGATGATAGAGACGACTGTGAAAGATATGCTGAACAACTATCTGATTCAGCATCTCAACTGGAATTGCAGATGATTCAAATTGAAAAACAACTAATTGTTTTCGCTTGCGAGCAGCGAGAGCAGAGATATGCTATAATCACTATAGACGACTTCATCATACCACCTGACGACTTAACATGATTACGTTTGAAAAAGTTCGCTGGAAGAATTTTCTTTCTACTGGCAACACATATACTGAAGTTGATCTGACCGCTAGTAAGACTAACCTTATTATTGGTACTAACGGAGCTGGTAAGAGTACCATCTTGGATGCTCTTACCTTTTCTTTGTTTGGCAAACCTTTTCGTAAGGTCAACAAACCAATGCTGGTCAACAGTGTTAACGAAAAAGATTGTCTAGTTGAGATTGAATTTACTACAGGACCAAATAAATTTCTTGTTAAACGTGGCATCAAGCCAGGTGTGTTTGAGATCTGGCAAAACGGATCTATGCTAGATCAATCCAGTAATGTCTCTGACTATCAGAAACATCTGGAGCAAACGATTCTGAAGATGAACTATAAGTCCTTCACACAAATTGTTGTGCTAGGTTCGTCCACGTTCGTTCCGTTTATGAGATTACCTCTAGCACAACGTAGAGAAATTATTGAAGACATCTTGGACATTCAGATCTTTTCTGTGATGAACACAGCACTGAAAGATAAGATGAAAACTTCTAACGAAGAGATGCGTGATGTTGACTACAGTGTTGACATGGCGGAGCAAAAGATTTCTATGCAACGTCAGATGATTGAACAATTATCTACTCGTGACGAAGCAAATATCAAAGAGAAACAATCACGTATTGAAGAGTTGTTGGTGGAAGAAGAAACCTGTCAACGATCTGTATCTACACTATGTGAAGAATCTGAAAGACTTTGTGAAGATATGAAAAGTCTTTCAGCAGCAAATAAAAAATTGATAACTTTAAATAACTTGAAAGGAAAACTAACAAACAAGTTTTCTAGTTATAAGAAACAGCACGAATTTTTTGCAAAGAATGATACATGTCCTACGTGTAGTCAGTCAATCACACATGAGTTGAAAGAACAAAAGACTAGTGAGATTACCTCAAAGTATAAAGAACTTGTCTCGGCAATCGAAGAGATTCATTCTAACATTGAAGACGAGCAGGCAAGAGACCAGCAGTACACTGTAAAAAATCAAGAAATGAATGGCATTCAACAGCAGATTGCTGGGTATAATGCTACTGTTAATCGTATCCATAAGAACGTCAAGCAACTCTTTTTGGATGTAGAAACATTACAAAATTCCAAGGATGATAAGTCTGAAGAGTATGAGAAGTTAAAATATCTAGAGAAGGAACATGATGATCTGAAAAAACAGATTGCTGTTGTCAAGAAAGAACGAAACACTTTACTTGCAGCTGGACAACTACTTAAAGATAATGGTATCAAAACCAGAATCATTAAAAGGTATCTACCAGTGATGAATAAACTCATCAATCAGTATCTGCAGAACATGGACTTCTATATTAACTTCGCACTAAATGATAGTTTTGAAGAAACCATCAAGTCAAGGTTCAGGGATATCTTTTCCTACGAGTCTTTCTCGGAAGGAGAGAAAGCTCGTATTAATATCGCTTTGCTGCTTACTTGGCGTTCTATTGCTAAACTTAAGAATTCTGTTGATACTAACATCTTGATCCTGGATGAGATCTTTGACGGATCTCTTGACAACAATGGTACAGGAGAACTTGGGTGGATACTACGTAACTTTGATGACAACACAAACGTCTTTGTCATCAGTCATAAGGAGAGTTTGGAAGGAAAGTTCGACCGAACACTCACCGCAATCAAAGAAAAGAACTTCAGCATTATGCAGGAGACACTTTCCGAAGCGGCATAGGGAGGGTCTTCGGACCCTCTTTTTTTGTATATAATATATGCATCAACGCAAGAGACCCGATGAACACCGCAGAAATCAAAGGTAACCTCGCTCGCCTGCTAGCCACCGAGAACCTGGTGGTTGAGCATCGTAAGGTCTCCACTGCATCTTTCAACGTAGACACCCGTGTCCTCACCCTACCCCTCTGGAACGCCTCTAACAGCGTCTATGACCTGCTTGTAGGACACGAGGTAGGTCATGCCCTCTATACCCCTAACATCGACTGGGCAGAGGTTGCACAGGTGCCTAAAGATTATGTCAACGTGGTTGAAGATTCTCGTATCGAGAAACTGATGAAGAGAAAGTATCCTGGACTTACCAAAACTTTCTTCAAAGGTTATCAAGAACTTGATAACGATGACTTCTTTAATATTAAGGACGAAGAACTAGAAACCATTTCTTTTATCGATCGTATTAATCTTCATTGTAAGATTGGTGCCTTTTCGGTTATGCCTTTTAATGAAGTAGAACGTGAGCTGGTTCGTGAGGTAGAGAACTGTGAGACTTTTGATGAAGTCATTGTTGTTTGTCAAAAAATTTATGAGTATTCACAGCAAGAAAAAATTGCTGATGCAAATCAAAATGCAACTGCTCAAGGTACTACAGAAAAAGTTGAGTCTTCAGATACTACAGAACCATCCAACACTGAAACTACTGATCAGGGGCAATCCATACAGCAAGATGGTGATGATGAGGGAGAACAGTTAGATGAAAACATTGCTGCTGGTGGAAATGCTGGTGGTGATAGAGCTGAAACACAACGTTCGTTTGATGAAAACATACAGGACTTAACTGAAACTGCTCCATATTTTAGAGATCCTGTATACGTAGAGATTCCAAAGATTAATCTTGAGAATATTATTGTGGACCAGGCAGTGCTTCAAAAACATATTGATGCTCACTACAGTTGCCGTGATCACAAACGTTATGATAATCCTCTAGAATTTGCTGACAATAGTTTTGATCTCTTTAAAAAAGACTCGCAGAAGGAAGTCAACTACCTAGTCAAAGAGTTTGAATGTAAGAAAGCAGCAGACTCCCATGCTCGCACATCAACTGCACGTACTGGTGTTCTTGATTGTACCAAGCTTCACACATACAAGTACAATGAAGATCTATTCAAGAAAGTTTCTGTAATTCCTGATGGTAAAAATCATGGAATGATCTTTATTCTTGACTGGTCTGGATCTATGGCAAACTATTTGCAAGATACAATCAAGCAATTGTTGTCTCTGGTGATGTTCTGTCGTAAGGTAAACATTCCTTTTGAGGTCTATGCTTTCACTTATGAATGGAACAATCGTTTTCTCGATCCTGAAGAGCATGACTATGATCCAGATGCAGTACAGGACAGATGCGTTCGTGAAGAAAATAAATTCATGTTCCATAAACGATTCTCTCTCCTGAATTTGTTGTCATCTCGTTCAAACAGTAAGAACTTTGACAGTCAGTGTCGCAACATCTTTCGCATCGGTTTCTTCATGAACTCCTATGGTGTTTCTACACCTCCTGGTATTGACTTGAGTGGTACACCTCTCAATGAATCTATCATTGTGATGCATGAAATTATCCCAATGTTTAAAAAAATGACTGGGGTTCAGAAGATCAACACTGTAATTTTGACTGATGGTGAGTCAAACAATATCAGCTACAATGTTACTATTGGTGCTGGTAGTGAGTATACTTACTGGGGTCAACGTGCTGTTGATGGTGATGTTCGTCTTCGTGATCGTAAGACAGGTCATGTCTATAGACGGTGCGGATCTAATTTTAATGATTCCATCACTACCATTTTGCTTGAGAATTTATGTCACAATTTTCCTGAAGTAAACTTCCTTGGATTCCGAATCTTAACTGGTAATGATTTTTCTTACCTTTATCGCAATACATATAATCAACCTGCTGATGATGTTCTTAAAAAATGGAGGAAAGATAAGTCCTTTGTGTTTAAGAAACAACTTGGATACAATTCTCTGTACTTAATTGCATCTACTTCAATTAATAAATCATCCGACTTTGAAGTCAAGGATGATGCTACTAAAGCACAGATTGCTAAAGCATTTAAGAGCATGTTGAAAGCAAAGACCACGAACAAGAAAATCCTTTCTTCCTTTGTCGATATGGTCGCCTGACAAACCGTCCACTGCCCCCTAGTCTTGGGGGTTTCCTGTTCTATAATAAATTCATCAACGAAAAAGACAATGCCTCGTTCCGCTAACATCGATCCCAGCGCACTCCAAGAGTTTTTTGCTGACAACTATGGCAATGAGTTTGATAGTCAAGCAGTTCTGAAAGCTGCTGATCAATTTGGTGTTTCCTACCCTACCATTTGCAAACGTCTTGAAAAGTATAAAGTTAGTTACGGTAAGTGGAGTCTCACTGCCGAGCAACTAGAGCAAACCTATCAGGCACCCACTGCACAACCTGCTATTGAACTAAATCTTATTCCTGAAAAAGATGATTCCTTCATCCAGTTTGGTGATTTCGCTGATATTAAAAAAATTATTAAGTCCCGTATTTTTTATCCTACGTTTATCACGGGTCTTTCTGGTAATGGCAAAACTTTCAGTGTCGAGCAAGCATGTGCTCAACTCGGTAGAGAACTCATCCGTGTCAATATCACAGTAGAAACTGATGAAGATGATCTTATTGGCGGTTTCCGTTTGGTTGACGGTAATACTGTCTGGCACAATGGTCCTGTCATTGAAGCTCTTGAGCGTGGTGCTGTTCTCCTTCTGGATGAAATCGATTTGGCATCCAACAAAATTCTTTGTCTCCAATCTATTCTTGAGGGTAAAGGTATCTTCTTAAAGAAGATTGGTAAGTTTATTCAACCTACAGAAGGGTTTACTATCCTTGCTACTGCTAATACTAAAGGTAAAGGTAGTGATGACGGTCGTTTCATTGGTACTAATGTATTGAACGAAGCATTCCTTGAGCGTTTCTGTGTCACTTTTGAGCAAGAGTATCCTACTCCTGCTATTGAGTCCAAGATTCTTTTAAAACTATGTGATGATGCACAGTTTGTTGGAAAACTGGTAGACTGGGCTGACATTATTCGCAAGACTTTTAAAGATGGTGGTATTGATGAGGTAATTAGCACCCGTCGTTTGGTTCACATCGTCCAAGCTTATGAGATCTTCGGTAAACGTCGCATGAAAGCTATCGAAGTCTGTACTAATCGTTTTGACGAAGAAACTAAAACGTCGTTTATTGAACTCTATTGCAAAATTGATGAAAATGCAGATTACACATGGTAAACCACTTGACGTATCCATACATGGATGCTATCATAATCAATTGAGGTACATCTATCAAGCATGACTTTAAAATATAATGAAGAAGTTCTTCTCAAAGAGCTACGTGACTACATTACTGGAACCTATGGACAACACTATTCAGCAGGCAATGACGCAATTCAGACGTTAGATCTAATTGAAGCTTGTGGTGATGCAGAAGCATTTTGTCGCTCTAACATTCTGAAGTATGCTTCGCGGTATGACAAGAAAGGAACTGCCCGTCGTGACATCATTAAGATCCTTCACTACGGTCTTCTTCTCCTTCACTTCTCTGACAAATCTCAAATTACTGAAACATATTCTCAATGAGCAAACTCATTTTATCTAATGACACTCACGCAATCCTGAAGAACTTTGCTACAATCAATAGTTCTATCATGATTCGTGAGGGTAATACTCTGAAGACTATTAGCGTGGGTGAGAACTCTATTGCAGAGTTCAATTGCGAAGAGACTTTTCCACAGAGCTTTGGTATCTATGATCTGTCAGAATTTCTGACTGGCATGAGTTTGTTTGATTCTCCTGTTCTGGAGTTTGCCGAGCAGCATGTCAACATCATTGGTAATGGTCGTAAGGCACGTTACTATTTCTCTAACCCAGAGATTACTCTCAAGGCAGCACCAGAAAAGAATGTCAAATTCCCTGGCGCTGATATTGAGTTTAATATTTCTGCTGAAGACATCAAAGCTTTGAAGACTGCTAGCACGGTATACAGTCTCCCCGATCTATCATTCACTTCTGATGATGATCGTAACATCGCAATCAAACTCTTCAACAAAGAGGATGCTACTAGCAATGTATACGAGCAGACTGTCACTGGTAACTCTACGGGCGTTCATAATCTTTGTATGAAGATGGATAACCTCCGACTTCACAACGGTGATTATCATGTAGAAGTTTCCCAGAAACTAGTGAGCATGTGGAAGCATCAACGTCTTGACTTGAAGTATTTTATTGCACTTGAACCTTGATGAACAAGAAATTTTTATGGGTGGAAGAGTATCGTCCTCATACAATTGATGACTGTATTCTTCCTGCGAGCATTCTCAACGTGTTCAAAGGTTTTGTCGAACAGGGTGAACTCCCTAACCTGCTACTCCCTGGTAGTGCAGGTATTGGCAAGACCACTGTTGCGAAAGCATTGTGTGAGGAGATTGGTGCCTCATACATCGTTATCAATGGTAGTGACGAGGGTCGCTTCCTAGACACCATCCGACAGAAGGTGCGTACATTTGCTAGCACTGTCTCTCTGTCCTCTAGCAGCGCCCACAAGGTCGTTATTATCGATGAGGCAGACAACACCACCAACGACGTTCAGCTGTCGTTGAGGACCGCTATCGAAGAGTTCCATAGCAACTGTCGGTTCATCTTTACCTGTAACTTTCCTAATAAGATTATCGAACCACTGCATTCTCGATGCACTGTGGTTGATTTTAGGATCAAGAATGAGGACAAGCGAGAGATTCAGGGACAGTTTTATGTAAGACTGACCAAGATTCTTAAAGAGAATAATGTTACCTTCGACAAAGATGTCATTGGTAAGTTAGTCATGCGTTACAGCCCTGACTGGCGTCGTTTGATCAATGAGTGTCAAAGACATGCAGCTGCTGGTGAGATCAATGTAGATATCCTATGTGATATCGCAGATATCAAACTAGATGACCTTGTGAAAGCAATGAAGAACAAGGAGTTTACTACTATTAAAAGATGGGTAGTAGAAAATACTGACAATGACCCAAACATTGTCATGCGTAAAATTTATGATATCCTTTATGCTAACCTTAAAGGATCATCTATACCTGAAGCAGTTCTGGTTCTAGCCAAGTACCAGTATCAAATTGCTTTTGTTGCCGATCAGGAGATCAACCTGTTGGCATGTTTAACCGAAATTATGCTAGGATGCGAATTTAAATGACTGTACTACTGCGACTGTACTCTGGCGAAGATGTTATCTGCCAGATCAAAGAAGAGAATGACGAACGCTATCTTGTAGAGAATGCTGTTGTTGCTGTGCCTATGGAACGTGGACAACTGTCCTTTGCTCCCTGGTCTCCTCTTGCCAAAGAAGGAATTCCTTTGACTATCCCCAAAAACTATGTGGTGTATCAAACAGAATTGAATGAAAGTTTGACTCAATCTTATGAAGGATTGTTTTCTAAAGTAATTACTCCTCAAAAGAACATTATTATCTAATGAAAGTACCAAGTAAAGAAGAACTACTACACTTAAAAATTCAGGCAGCAATGCGTGAAAACTTTTTTGATACAGATCAGATGAAGTATCTTGGTGAACGTGTAGGTCACCATTGGTATCTGATTGGTGGTGTACATGAAGTTTCTGTAAGTGACATTGAAGATTTTGAATTCGCAGGCTATGTCGATGAAGAAGACAACTCCCCAGAACGTAAAGGAAGCGAATGAAGCTCTCTTTTATGCTACAATGAATCTACCTCATGCTGCAGATCATTGTGGTATGACAGAACGTGAAATGAAAATGATCTTTCGTGAGTACCTTAAATATCATGCCCCAGACATTGAAGTCGTTAAAAACCCCGTTGAGGTATCAAGGAGGGAAGAGCAGAGCGGTAAGCAAACTGTTCCAGTACCTCCCAGACCTTTCCCTGGTAAGCGAGTATCGTGAACCATTTCTTGGTGGTGGTTCTGTTGCCATCGAGATTGGTAAACGTTATCCAAAACTAGACATCTGGGTGAATGATCTGTATGAACCACTCTATAACTTCTGGAGAGAACTCCAGGAGAATGGTAGAGAGATGCGTGATCAGTTGGTACAACTGAAGCAACGTTATTGTGAACCAGTATCAGCTAAAGTATTATTCCAACAAGCGAAAGGAAAAGTAAACGATGATCAGACATCCAATTTATCTCGTGCTGTTGCTTTTTACGTTGTTAACAAGTGCTCTTTTTCTGGTCTCACTGAATCCAGTTCCTTCTCAAAGCAGGCTTCAGAGAGCAATTTCTCAATGCGAGGCATTGATAAACTCCCAGACTATTCGTTGATGATTAAGAACTGGAAAATTACTAACTTATCTTATGAAGAGCTCTTCACCGACAATCGAGATACCTTCATCTATCTCGACCCCCCATATGATATTAGAGATAACCTCTATGGACGGCGGGGGAATATGCACAAGTCCTTCTGTCATGATACCTTTGCTAGTGACTGTGATCGCTTCATCTGTCCTCAACTTGTATCTTACAATTCGTCTCAACTGGTCAAAGATCGGTTCCAAGGGTGGACAGTAGGAGAATTTGCACACACTTATACCATGAGGAGCGTGGGGAGTTATAATACAGATCAAGCAGCTCGCAAGGAACTAGTCCTTACTAATTATGAAGTGTGAAGTCACCCTATTCGTAGCAGGCACCGTCTTTAAAGAAGAGGTGATTGCACGTAACTATTCAGAAGCAAGAGAAGTTGCTCTTGCTCGCAATCCAAATGCAAAAGTGATGAGTGTTACTGCTAAATTATGAGTTATAAACTTACTGATTATTTGTATTCAATTAATCAGTCGAAGAAAAATATACTGCATGGAGATAAGGAAGCTGTAAAAGGTTATCCTCCCTTCATTATTAATAAGTGCATGTCACATCATATTGATTCGATATTGTACGCCAATGAAATGAATATGCATCCTGAATTAGATAAGCAGATGCAATATGATTTTTTTATAAATAGTTTGAAACCTAGGAAGCGTTTCGCTCCTTGGGCGAAGAAGGAAACTCTTGAGCATCTTGACTTGGTGAAGCAATATTATGGATATAACCATAACAAAGCACTTGCCGCTTTAAGAATTCTCACGAATTCTGATCTTGAAACAATAGCAAAACTATTAGATACAGGCGGAACAAGATGAGCACTGAAATTGAAGTACAATGGCAACCTTCTGATATGGTAGAAGTTAGTCTGTCTGAACCAGACGATTTTCTGAAGGTTCGTGAGACGCTAACCCGTATTGGTGTTGCTTCAAGAAAAGAACGCAAGCTATATCAATCATGTCATATTCTACACAAGCAGGGTAGATATTATATCGTCCACTTTAAAGAGTTGTTTGCATTAGATGGCAAAAAAACAAACTTTACTGTCAACGATGTTCAACGAAGGAATCGTATTACCCAACTGTTGTCAGACTGGGGTCTCGTATCTGTAGTCGAAGCAGAACGTATTGAAGACATTGCTCCTCTCAATCAAATTAAGGTGCTATCATTTAAAGATAAAGACGATTGGATCCTAGAGTCCAAATACAATATCGGTCGTAAGAAGACTGAAGTATAATCCGAATTCAAAGGTAGGGTTTTACCACTCTACCTTTTTTTGTGTCTTGGTTAAATAGTATTGGATGCCTTCGGGGTCCACACAAAACACTCGCTAATAAAGGAGTTACTAATGGATAAGTTTGCATGGGATTCATATTCCCCACACTTTGTAGGGCTCGATGATATCTTTCATCGTCTAGATAGTATGTCAAATCATAATACAAACTACCCCCCTTACAATTTAATCAAGCATGACACCAGTAAGTATACTATTGAAATCGCTCTGGCTGGATTTAAACCAGAAGAGATTGAAGTATCTACAGAATCAAACATTCTCAAAGTTGCCACGAAAAATACAAGAAGAGATCCTGATGTCCAGTATCTCCACCGTGGAGTATCAAAGCGTTCCTTTATTAATACGTGGCAACTCGCAGACGATGTTAAAATTGGAGAGGTTACGTTCCTAGATGGTCTATTGGTTGTTCACTTAAACAAATATATTCCAGAGCATCAAAGAAAAATTGTTTATGACATTGCTGGTATTAAAGAGTTATTGTTAGAATGAAATCATTAATTATTCACTTGGTAGCCTTCTGGAATGTTGCTGTGGTAAATTGCGTCCAACCAGTCAACTGGCAGTATTGTTATCGAGTGGATCAATGGTTGATACCTGAAATGATACAAGGATACAAACTTTGGTCTGGTCAAACTAAACCATATCAAAACGAAAAAGAATATCTCATTACTAAATAAAGACATATCGTCGCCGCACGGGGGGTAACTGGCAAAATCCAGTTGACACCCCCCTTTTTTTGTGTTAAAATAAAGCAGTTCAATACTTTTCTATTATGGCAAACGCAATCGTAGTCCTGTCTGGTTCACACGAACGTCTTATTTGTGACCTTCAGGAAGTACGTGAAGGAGATGACAAAGAGGGTAAGCCTATTTGTCTCATCATGATTCGACCCTACACTTTGAACCTAGAACCAGGGTCTAACCCAGGCAACCAAGAAGTGCAAGTTCGATTCAATAAGTGGCTTCCATTCTCTATTGATACACAATTTAAAATTCCATTTTCTTCAGTGACATGTGTTGGAGCAGTGGATCCTGGTTTGGAAGAAGCTTATACAAGAACTGTAGAGCAAGCAGTAGCACAAGAACAAGCACAGGTGGAAGCGATGGCAGCAGCTGCTGACACTGGATTTGTTCCAGCAGTTGAGGAGGTAACTGATGCTGAAGCTCCTGCGGTTTGAGAGTCGCTGGATAGTCAGCGAAGTTGAAGAGATTCCTGGTGTTGAGTTCGGGGATCCCGATTGTGTGCTAAAATACCCCTGTGAGGTAACGGAAGATGGTCTCACCACCTTCCCACCTTTTTCCGATGACCGTGAGTTGGCGGTCAGGTCTTCAGACATCACTTTGATTGCTGAACCTGATAGCAAAACCGCATCGCTTTTTTACGAAACAAAATCTGAATGAAGTTTTACACCAGTGTTGAGCAAACAGGCAATACGATCCTAGTCCGTGGCTATGACCATGGTCTGCCTTTTGAGGATCGTGTCAAGTTTAATCCTACACTGTTTCTTCCTTCTAGAGTGAAGGAAGAATGGAAAACACTTGACGGTCGAAGTGTGCGCCCTGTGCAACAGGGTTCTATCGTGGATGCAAAATCCTTTATGGAAGCACATCGAGACCTAGAAGACTATGAAATCTGTGGTCAAACTCGTTTCCTTAATCAGTACATCTTTGAGACGTACCCTGATGAGGACATGAAGTTTGATATGAATCAGATTCGTATCTTTACTCTTGATATTGAGACGGGTGCCGAGAATGGTTTCCCTGACATCGAGTCTGCTGACCAGGAGATCCTTCTGATTAGTATCAAAGACTCTACAACGGGCAAGATCACAGTGTATGGTTCACGTCCCTTCATGAACACAGAGAAGGACGTGCAATACCTACAGTTCCAGACCGAGGAAGGTCTGCTGAAAGGATTCCTTCATGACTGGCAGGCAAACTGCCCTGATGTGATCACTGGATGGAACGTACAACTGTTCGATATGCCGTATATCATCCGCCGTATAGAGCGTATCCTTGGTGAGAAAGAAGCAAAGCTTCTCTCGCCTTGGAAGAACATCTATCCACGTAGGATCTTTATCAAGGGTCGTGAGCAACTTGCTTATGACATCACTGGTGTAGCAACACTAGACTATCTTGAGTTGTATCGTAAGTTTACTTACACCAACCAAGAGTCTTATCGTCTAGATCATATTGCATTCGTAGAACTAGGTCAGAAGAAACTAGACCACAGTGAATATGACACCTTCAAAGAGTTCTATACAAAAGACTGGCAGAAGTTTGTAGAGTACAACATCATTGACGTTCGCCTGGTTGACAGGTTGGATGACAAGATGAAACTACTAGAACTAGCTGTCACCATGGCATATGATGCCAAAGTAAATTTTGAGGATGTGTATTCACAGGTCCGTATGTGGGATAACATCATCTATGTGTATCTTGCACGTCAGAAGATTGCTATTCCACCTAAACGTAAATCACAAAAGGATGCAAAGTATGCTGGAGCGTATGTTAAGGAACCTATTCCAGGGATCTATGACTGGGTTGTCTCTTTTGACCTCAACTCCCTATACCCTCACCTCATTATGCAGTACAATCTCTCGCCAGAGACGCTGCTACCTACCCGTCACCCTAGCGCAAACGTCGAGAAACTACTTGCCAAGGAAATAGACACAAGATCCCTGGAGGGCGTCACAGTGTGTCCTAATGGCACCTATTATGACACAAAAACCCAGGGTTTCTTACCCAAGCTGATGGAGAAGATCTATCAGGAACGAACCATCTATAAAAAGAAGATGCTTACTGCCAAGCAGCAGTATGAGAAGACACCTACTGTCGAATTGCAGAAAGAAATTTCTCGCTGTAACAACATTCAGATGGCAAGGAAGATCCAACTCAACTCTGCTTATGGTGCTATTGGTAACGAACACTTTCGATACTTTCGATTAGAGATTGCCGAAGCAATTACTTTGTCTGGTCAGTTGTCTATTCGTTGGATCAGTGACAAGACTAACAAATACTTAAACAATATTCTGAAGACAAATGACATTGATTACGTTATTGCTTGCGACACCGATTCTATGTATCTTAACCTCGGTCCTTTGGTGCAGGAGGTATTCAAGGGACGAGAGGCAAATGATGAAGTCATTGTTGGGTTCCTTAACAAGGTGTGTGAGGTGGAATTTGAGAAGTTTATTGAAAGTTCTTACCAAGAACTCTCCACTTATGTTCGGGCATACGCGCAGAAGATGAAGATGAAGCGGGAGAACATCGCTTCCAAGGGCATCTGGACCGCCAAGAAACGATATATCCTCAACGTCTGGGACAGTGAGGGTGTTCGTTACAATGAACCAAAGATGAAGATCTGTGGTATGGAAACGGCACGTTCATCCACCCCTGCATTCTTCCGTGATAAACTTAAGAAAGCTTATACCATCATTATCAATGGTGACAATGATGATGTGATTAAATTCATTGATGAAGTAAGAGAAGAGACAAAAAACCAAGAGTATCAGGATATTGCTTTCCCTCGTGGTTGTAATAATCTCTCCAAGTATCAGTCAAGAACTGATATCTATTCTAAAGGTACACCTATTCACGTTAGGGGTGCTCTTCTGTATAATTTTTACGTGAAAAAACACAAGATTCAAAATAAACATGCGTTGATACAAGAGGGTGAGAAGATTAAGTTCTTATATTTGAGAACTCCCAATCCAATCATGGAGAATACCATCTCCTTCATGGGTAGAATACCCACAGAGTTCAATATCGAAAAGTATATCGATCATAAGATGCAGTTTGAGAAATCATTCTATGAACCTCTCAAGAATGTGCTAAACTGTATTGGCTGGGACTCCGAGAAAACTATTTCACTACTATCATTTCTTTAATTATGGACTTCTTATCTTCTATCCTCAAGGACACCAAGAATGAGTTTGCTTCTCGTGCATCTGATGGCATTGCTGCTGGTGACGTTGAAACTTTTGTTGATACTGGCAGTTATATCTTTAATGCCCTGGTTAGTGGCAGCATTTTTGGAGGTATTCCCTCCAATAAGATCACTGCTCTTGCAGGAGAATCAGGGACTGGAAAGACTTTCTTTTGCCTTTCTGTCGTTCGTAATTTCCTTGATCTTGATCCTGACGCTGGCGTCTTATATTTTGAAACCGAGTCTGCCATTAGTAAGCAGATGATTGAGTGTCGTGGCATCGACTCTAAACGTCTGGTAATCTTCCCTGTCAATACAGTGGAGGAGTTCAGGACCCAGGCAGTCAGGATCATTGACAAATATATGGAAACACCTAAAGATGAACGCAAACCTCTCATGTTTGTGTTAGACTCTCTGGGTATGCTAGCCACCAACAAAGAAGTGCAAGATGCTGCGGACGACAAACAAGTTCGTGACATGACAAAATCTCAATTGATTAAGTCTTGTTTCAGAATTCTTACATTAAAACTTGGCAAAGCTAACATACCTATGTTAGTTACTAATCACACCTATGATGTCATCGGTTCTTATGTCCCTACAAAAGAAATGGGAGGAGGTAGTGGTCTCAAATATTCCGCCTCTACAATCGTTTATCTCGGAAAGAAAAAGGAGAAAGATGGAACGACTCTCGTCGGAAACATTATCAAATGCGAGGCTAAAAAGTCTCGTCTGACAAGAGAAGGTTCCAAGATTGAAACAAGATTGTTCTTTGATGAGCGTGGACTAGAAAAATATTATGGATTGCTTGAACTTGGTGAGGCAGGGGGTTTGTGGAAGAATGTTGCTGGTCGATACGAAATGGATGGTAAGAAAGTCTATGCAAAGGCAATCTTGAAAGATCCCGAGCAGTATTTCACACCCGAAGTTCTTGCCAAACTAGATAAACAGGCGCAGAAGACGTTCTTGTATGGAGCAGACGATGACGGAGAAGCTTGAACATTCTGTATTAAGAAACCTGCTTTGTAATGAAGAGTATTTTCGTAAGGTAGTCCCCTTTATTAAAGGTGAATACTTTCAGGAACCATCAGAGCGAGTTCTCTTTGAGGAGATTCAAGATTTCTCTAACAAGTATGACAAGTATCCGACTAAAGAAGTCTTAATCATTAATCTAACTCAAAGGAATGATCTTACTGAAGAAACTTACACGCAAACTGTATCGTATATTAATTCGCTTGGTACAGAGTTTATCGAGACGAAGTGGTTGGTCGATGCGACGGAGAAATGGTGTCAGGAGAGGGCAGTATACAACGCCCTCCTCGAATCTATCAAAATCGCAGAGGGATCGGGTGAACAGGAAGTATCAAAGGATGCGATCCCAAGTATCCTACAGCAGGCTCTCGCAGTATCGTTTGATGAACACATCGGACACGACTACATTCAAAATGTAGACGAAAGATATGACTATTATCACCTTGAAGAGCATAAGATTCCCTTTGATATCGACAAGTTGAATCTAATCACCAAGGGTGGTATTCCTAACAAGACACTTAACGTTGCTCTTGCTGGTACAGGTGTGGGTAAGTCACTATTCATGTGTCATATGGCAGCAGCATGTCTTTCTATTGGATATAATGTTCTCTACATCACACTAGAGATGGCAGAAGAAAAGATTGCTGAACGTATCGATGCTAATCTTTTGAATGTTAATATCCAAGAGATTGGTGAGATGCCTGAAGCTATATTCAAAAGTAGAGTCAATGAGATTGGTAGGAAGTCTCAAGGTAAATTGATTATCAAAGAGTATCCTACTGCTGCAGCACACTCTGGACACTTCAAGTCATTGTTGAGTGATCTCTCACTTAAGAAAGACTTCAGACCTAACATAATCTTTGTTGATTATCTAAACATCTGTGCTTCATCACGATACAAAGGACACATTGTTAACTCTTACACCTATGTCAAAGCGATTGCGGAAGAGTTACGAGGTCTGGCGGTCGAACATGACCTACCTGTTGTCACTGCTACTCAAACTACTAGGAGTGGTTTTGGTAATAGTGATGTTGACCTTACAGATACTAGTGAATCTTTTGGTCTTCCCGCTACTGCCGATCTTATGCTTGCTCTCATATCTACTGAAGAGTTAGAGCAGTCAGGTCGTATCATGATCAAGCAACTCAAGAACAGATATAACGATGCTGCCTATTACAGACGCTTCACTGTAGGCATTGACAGATCAAAAATGAAGCTGTATAATGTCGATGACTCTGAAGGTGATATCTTATCTTCTGATGCTCCCGAAGAAGAGACCATGGACCGCCTAGATGATATCTCTGACAGGCAATCTAGACTAGACAAATTTTCCCAATTCGTAATTTAAACATGACCATTCAATTTGAACGCTATGAAGAATTTGTGGCAGCAGTTACTTCAGAGTGCTCTACAAATTTCGTTGACTTTGCTGATCGTATTGGTGCTCTTGATAGACAAGGTGCCAATATTGAGAGACTTCTTACTGCTGGGGTTGGAATTAATGCTGAAGGGGGTGAGTTCCTGGAGATCATTAAGAAAATGGTCTTCCAAGGAAAACCGTGGAACGAAGATAATCGTGAGCATCTCATTATTGAGTTGGGTGACGTTATGTGGTATGTTGCTCAAGCTACAATGGCACTTGATATTTCCTTCGATGAGGTGATTGAAACTAACGTCAACAAACTCAAGAAGCGTTACCCTGGTGGTGAGTTTAACGTTCATAATTCAGAAGTTCGTGCAGCAGGTGATCGTTAAAATATTATAAAGAACCCTCCATTTGTGAGGATTTCGTGATAATATAGATATGTCAGCAACAAACTGCCAATGATCAACCTGCATGAAAAATTTAATCACTACCTCCATACTAATAAGACACCTGATTGTGGAAATATTAACGATAGCTTGATTGGGTATGGTTGGCGTGATGATGGTAAAAAGATTGTAGGATACTATCTCTTGACCAAACGACATAGGCATCATTACACCTTGACTCACGAGTATGTTGGTAAAGAATCTAACTAACTTTATACCTCCTCTAAATATTAGGGGAGGTTTTTTCGTATGAAGTTAGCAGATCTCTGCCGTAATGGCAAAGAATATGACATGCGTATCACCAAGATGATCAAGAAGGTTGCTTCTGGTGGTCGGTTTTTGCTTGATGATAGCATGGGTGATGTTGAAGTTTATGACGTTACAGTCACTTTCAAAGATGGAAGTGCGTCTTCGTATGATGCTGCACATTTACAGGATACTGCTATACAAAGGTATCTGCGGCAGGACATTTTGTCGCTAGCAAACAATGGTGGTTTTCGTGGCAAGGGAAACATTGAAGTGACTGGTGCTGTTAGCCATACACCACACGTTGCTACCTTTGACTTCCAAGATTTAGTAAAGACAGCAGAATTTGGTGGTCAAGGTAAGAAGGGTGGTAAAACAAATAAAGGTAATGACTATGAAAAAGATCTCTTCACTAGTTGCGAGCACTACTTTGAAGAGGGTGGTCCTTACCCAGAGCATGCAAAACAAATCATTGAGAAGATAACTAAAGCAACAAGACTTACATACAAGGGTGCTAAACACGCTGGTGGTGACAATAGTTCTAGACCATTGCGGATGAGAAATACTAATGACATATACATCTCTGCGGGTGGTTCTAGTTCACTGGATATGGGTAAAACCCTGACTGATATTACATTGTTATTCGGACCAGCAAACGGTAAAGTAACTAAAGAAATTTATTTGTCAGTTAAGATGGGAGACACGCTGTCTTTCTTTAACTGTGGTGTTAGAGGTGGTGGCAAGGAAAATTTGTCATTGTTTCCAACTAGTGCTTTTAAAACGGGAGTGATACCACCAGCTGGTATGACATATTTAAATATGTTTGGTATCAATCCTGAAGATTTTAAGACAGTGTTCCAAGATTATGTTGGTAAAGATGCTACTAGAACAACAGTAAATAACCATCGTAGAAAAGTAACTTTAAATACTGCTGGTGTGAGAGCATTGAAAAGACTCATTGCATCTGGTGTAGGTTATGGATATTGGATGGTCCATTACACTGGTACAGATGTACATTGCTATGAAGTTGATAAGAGATACATGGCAAATTCTTCTGCTTTGACTGGTAATGAGATTGAGATTCACTATGGTGGTGTCAACGGCAAAGGAAAGCGAGTTGATATCCTATTTGAAACAAAGAACTATGAGTTCAAATTTAATATCAGATCAAAGAGTGGAGGAGAGACATTCCCAACACACACTAACGGGGATTACTATAAGAAGTAATGGCAAATATTAAGCAATTAAAACATCTAGAACACATAGAAGATGAAATGCTAAACTATGGTACAGAAGGATGTACTGCAGCAGTTGCTTTCCTGAAGGAACTTCGTAAGATGTTGGGTCACCAGGAGTCTCAAGGTTTCATGCAAACCAAGTGGGATGGTGCTCCATCAGTCATCTGTGGTGTGCATCCATACACGAAAAGATTTTTTGTTGGCACTAAATCTGTGTTCAACAAAACAGAACCAAAACTATGCTTCTTACCTGGTGATGTAGACACATACTATTCAGGTGATTTGGCAGAGAAACTTAAGTTCTCTCTAGAATACTTTAGTAAACTAGGTATCGATGGAGTCGTGCAAGGCGACCTCATGTTTACTAACAGCACATTGAAAACAGAGACAGTTAATGGTGAGAGACTGTACACATTCAGACCTAACACTATTACCTATGGCATTCCAGTAGATCACCCTATCGGCAAAGCAGCAGGTAGAGCAAAGATTGGTGTAGTATTCCACACTCATTACACTGGTGATGACCTTGCAGACATGCAAGCTCTTGCAGGTGCTGATGTCACTGGTTCTTCTGATGCATTGGTCATTAAAAATGACACACCAATGGATCAAGTTGGTTTTAGTCAAACAGAATTACAACGCTTTGATAGACATGTACAAAAAATCGAACGCATGTGTTCTATTGCTGGTAAGTTTCTTGACAATCTTGTTTCCAATATGGGTAGCACTGGGGATAAAAAATTCCACATCTCTACCTACATCAAACAGTTCTTCAATTCAGAAGTTAGAGCTGGGACGCAGATTACGAACGTGGACGAGACGGTCCATGCCCTGGTGAACTTCTACGATGAGAAGATGCAGAAGGAGTTGGGGAAGATCAAGACAGTTGCTAATAGAACCAAGAAATGTGCGCTAGTATATGAGAGTGAAAACTATCTCCTAGATAATGTCTATAACTTTAAGACTATGATTTCTCTTTATAAAGAGATTCAAGATTTAAAACAATTGGTTATAGATAAACTGGACCACCTAGAAGAGTTCCGAACCTATGTCCAGACAGAGAATGGATATAAGGTGACGACACCTGAAGGATATGTTCTTCATAAAGATGGTAGTATGATTAAATTTGTTAATAGATTTGAGTTTGCATTCAATAACTTCACTCTACAAAAACAATGGCGTTAAATTGTAAGACCTGCTACTTTACGTTTGGCAGATTCCAACCACCTACTACGGGACATAAAGAAAACTTTGATGGAGTGAAACGTGCATCGGGACGACATGATTATCGCATTTATATTTCTCAATCCCACGACACTAAAGGAAAGAATCCCCTCCCACCTCATCGTAAACTATTCTACATGGAGAAGATGTTCCCAGAGCATAAGGGTAAAATCTTTTCGGGTCCTAAACAACCCGTGGAGATCTTACAGGAGCTTATGATGGATGGGTATAATGAAGCAGTGTTTCTTGTAGGATCTGATAGGGTATCAGCCATGTCATTCCTCCATAAATATAACGGCACGGAGTTTTCTTTTAGAAAACTAGAAATTAAATCTTCAGGCAGCAGAGATGCTGATGGAGATACCTTTGCTATTTCTGGAACAAAGATGAGACGTGCTGCTTTTGCTGCCGACTTCAAAACATTTAGGTCTGGTATACCCAGAGCACTGAATGATAAAGATTGTATGGCAATGATGATGGAAATTAAAGGAGCACTCCCCGCTAATTTTAAATGAAAGACTTCAAAAAATTGAGAGAGCAAGCAGTTCGTCAACAGCATAGACAAACTGATACATTTGCTGAAGGTGATATTGTTATGAATGCATTGACTGGACAGAAAGGTAGTATACATAGGTCTGGAGTCAACTATGTCATTGCAATCACCGAGTCTGGTGAGATGTTTAGAGCATGGGTGAAAGATATCCGCGCCGTACAAGTAATTGATACCATAAATAAAGACAGGAAAAGTAGTATTTTCAATAATGGAAAGACAGAAACCAGTCAATAGTGTGCAGCATAATGATGCCTATTCCCAGGCACTTATCAATTCGTATTCCAAGTGGATGGGTGGAGATGGATTCCAACAGTCTACTATCAGTGAAGAGTCTGCTACCATCCCCGCACCAGAGAAGAAAGATCTAGGAGCTCCTGGTCCTGCTGGTGGTACTGATGCATCCACTTCTATCCCTGACCTTTCTGGTAAGGAAAAGAAAGAGGATGACTTCTCGACTAAAGATCCTAAAACAAACGCTGCTCCTCCTGATCCTGCTGCTAACCTGCGTACAGGTCAAGGCATGAAGTATTCTGTTGGAGCAGAGATCAGAGATACTACAAAGGTTGTTGCTCGTGAAGAGACTGAAGACCTAGAAGAGAAGAATGGTCTCTATGCCAACATCCATGCTAAAAAGAAGCGTGGTGAAGCACCTGCAAAGAAAGGTAGTAAGGACTATCCTGCTGCTGATGCCTTTACTAAATCTGCAAAGACTGCCAAGAAAGAGTCACTCTCTTTTGAACTAGGTGGTGAGACATACATCTTTGAAGTCAAGATGGATGGCAAAGATGACAACGGTAACACCTCTTGCTGGAAAGGATATAAGAAGCAAGGCACCAAGAAGAAAGGTGGTAAGGAAGTTAACAACTGCGTTAAGGCAGGGTTTGAGCCTACTGGCGAAGAGATCAAAGAGAAGAAACTTGATCCCGTAGGTAAGGAAGATAAGGACATCGACAACGATGGTGATCATGATAAGTCTGATAAGTATCTGCTTGCTCGCCGCAAGAAGGTCTCCAAGATTATCAACACCAGTAAGAAGATGAAAGAGCAGGCAGAACTTCGTAAGGAGATTGGCGAAGAAAAAAAGTAAAAACGGCACACGTTGAAGTGATGCCTGACATCAAAGACGGTGCTGCCGAGGATAAAGAGAATAATAAAAAGAATAAAAAGTATATTCTCAAGGCAATGAAGAGTCAGAAAAAGGCAGACTAAATAAGGGCGTATACTATGCCCCTAAAATCATGCTAGCATTTTTACTTCCCTTGGCGTCAAAAATTATTACCGATGCCATTAACAAAATCCCAGAGAATGAAGAACTTGGTGAGAAGATGGTTGAGATCTGTCTTGTTATTCTTGCTAAAGCGGTTAAGCTGACCAAGACTGACATGGATGATCAACTACTTGAAGTTGTCACCAAAGCGATTAAGAATAGAGAAGAGTGATAATATAGGGAGTGGTATAGTGCCGCTCCCTTTTTTTTATAAATACATATTAGGTAAATATAAACGCGCTGAAAACTCATGTCCCTATACGGAAAGGATGACAGCAATGCTAACAAAGCCAAAGCAGGCATTGGCATTGCTGCATCATCGCAAGCAAAACAAACAATTTTTATTGACGACACCGAAGCAGCACTTGCCGAGAATAAGGCTCGTGGTTTGAATGCTCCTGGTTGGTGGTCTTACTATACCTTCACTGATTGTGATGGTCACACTCGCCATAAGGCAGAGATGCTAGTAACTATCGCTGGTCCTGAAGCTAACTCTAACGAGACACAGGCAGATGATGCACAGGCAGCAGACGTAAGCGTAGCAATCACCATCGCTACACAACCTGCAAATACTGCAGTTGCTGAAGCTGCTGCTTTGACACTTACTCTTGCCGCTATCGCAACTCCTCCTGGAGATGCTTCTGTTCTCACCTATCAGTGGCAGAAGTTGTCTGATGCAAATCGTTGGGCGAACATTTCTGGAGAGACTGCAACAACCTTTGCGGTTGCAGAGTATGCAACAACTGACGCTGGTTCCTACCGTGTCAAGATCAACTCCACTAATGGTGGTACTGAAGTTATCTCCGCTACCGCGATAGTTACTACCGCCGAATAATAAATGAAGTTCGATGAGTTGAACCAGGACAACTGGTTGATGTTTGCTATACGTAATTATAATAACCCGAACTCCGCCACGTATGATGACTTTAAAAAAGATCTAAATAAGATTAAGTGCGTCAAACGTTTATTTCGTCGTTATGAAATGCACGGTGAGTTGAAAGTTCATCTCATTTTAAATCATATCATCGTCATGTATAATGTATTTGATGATGCTGCAACGCCTCTATTGTTTTATAAAATAGAGGCGAAACACTGGTCAAGATTAAAAGCTTTTATGTTGACCCTTAACCGCTTACCAGAAAGTCTAAACCTCGACGTTGATCAAGAATGTCTGAAGAATCTAAATCTACTGTGAATGAAATGATGGCTGGTGATGGCGCTGCTTTGTCAATGCCACCTGCTTTCGTATTTGTTAACCCAAAGTCTCATCGTAGATATAAGAAAGCCAATCAAGACAAGGTAGATGGTCGCACCAAGGGTGCAAAAACAATGCTCTCTCGTATACAGTCCCGTAAGAAAATGAAAGAAGAATTAGATACTCAAATTGTAGAAGCAGCTCCTTCTGAAACAGAAAGAGCGCAGAAACAAATCGGTCAGATGAAAAAACTTGGCCGTTCTAAAGATCTGCAGAAGAAACGGGACGAAGCGAAGAAGAAAATGCAGTCCAAGACGAAAGAAATGGACGTGCTAATGAAGGCTCGTATGTCTGACTTTAAAAAGAAGGCATCTGACCAAACAAAAAAACTTAAGAAAGAAGAAACTGAAGTGACTAAAGAAATTATGACTGAATCCACTGCACAACAAGATGCCCTGGACGTTGCACTCCAAGTTGCAACCTCCGAACTCAATCCTTCTGGTGAGTCTTCCTTTGCGAAGATTACATTTGGTGATGGATCGCAACAGAACCTTGATAATTTTTCTGCAAAGAGGATTGCTGCATGCTATGCACAACTTCCTAATGAGCACCAGACACAGTTTCGTTATATGCTCAACAAAGATGCTGCTACGTACCAGTCGGCATTAGATTTCGCTGTAAGGAACGTATAGGTATGGCTCTCGGTCTTGGTAGATTAGCAGTATTAGAAAGTAAACTGAACATTTATGAAGATCTCTCGAAAGAGATGCTTGACAAGCTTGAAAGAGCAGTAGGAACAATCTCTGATAACAGTAATAAGATTGCTGTTATCTTGGAGCGCCATGAAAATCGTTTGGATGAATCTGAACGTGCCGATAAACTCATCATCGGTATGCTTGAAGAAATGAAAGTAAGACATGATAAAGATAATGAGGTTCTGCATGAGAGGATTAGTCTCGTACAGAAGAAAGTGGATGCCAACGCAAAGTTTGTTGTCGGTGCAGGAGCAGTCCTTGCGACCCTTGTGGCAGTATTACAAGTGGTTCCACCTCTCATGAAAGTGTTGACGCCACCCACAATTTCTGGTATTATGGGTGGAGTGACAGATTCTAATAATGAGCTACCTAGACAGCAAATACGTAAGTTTAGTTAGTCCTCAACTACAAAGGTTTGCCAAGAAGAAAGAGCACCTGTATAACTTCAGATGCCCTTACTGTGGTGATAGTAAAAAGAAGAAGCACCTAGCGCGTGGGTATATTTTTCGTGTAAAGACTGACTATGTTTATAAATGCCACAACTGTGGTGTTGGTAGAACCTTCACTAATTTTTTGAAGGATCAAAACCCTGGTCTTTATAATGAATATATCATGGAGAGATACCGTGATGGTCTCACTGGCAAGGGCACACAGACGCCCGATCCAAAGTTTGATTTTAAAAAACCAGTATTCAAATCATCTCTCAATTTACAGAAGATTTCGGAGCTAAATAACTCTCACCCCGCACGTCAATATCTAGAGCAACGCAAAATTAAAGATCTGGATTATTTCCTGTACTGTCCTAAATTTAAAGAGTGGACCAACACACAAACGCCTACATTCGATGACATGAGAGGCGATGGTCCACGTATTATTCTGCCACTATACACAGCAGATAAAGTAATGTTTGGTTATCAAGGTAGATCACTCTCACCTAGAACCAAGTTGCGATACATTACTATCATACTAGACGAATCGCAACCTAAAATATTTGGTCTTGATAAAATAAATGCTAATGAAAGAGTATACATCACTGAAGGTCCCTTTGACAGCACGTTCATTCGCAATGCGATTGCTATGTGTGGAAGTGACGTTCATGTGCCTGATGGGACTGCTAGCGATTGCTGCTACGTATACGATAACGAACCGAGAAATAGAGAGATCGTCAATCGAGTCAGTAAAACAATCGATAGTGGCAACTCCGTAGTTATCTGGCCATCATCAATTACACAAAAGGATATAAACGACATGTACCTTGCTGGACATGACGTGCAACATATGGTAGAATCAAACACCTACCGTGGACTGGAAGCTAAACTTAAACTGAACACATGGAAGAAAGTATGAGCATCAATGTAGAAAAGAGAGATGGAACGGTTGAGGTTCTCGACCTAGAAAAAATTCATAAGATGGTTGAAGAGGCATGCCAAGGTCTCGGTGGTGTCTCCTCTAGCCAGGTGGAGATGAATTCTGGTATTCAATTCTTTGATGGCATCACTACAATACAGATCCAGGAGATCCTGATTCGCTCTGCAAGCGATCTAATTGACCTGGACCATCCCAACTATCAATTTGTTGCTGCTCGCCTGCTCCTGTCCTGCCTACGCAAGGAGGCGTTCCATAAGAACATCTGGAAGGAAGGCATGCCTTCAGTGTTTGACGTGACTGCATATAATGCTACGATCAATAAGGTCTATGATGAAGAAATTCTAGACAAGTATAGTGACGAAGACTGGGTAAAGATTAATTCTTGGATTGATCATGGACGCGATTATCTATTCACTTATGCTGGTCTACGTCAGGTTACGGATAAATACCTAGTACAAGATAGAAGTGCTGGAGAAGTCTACGAGACTCCACAGTACATGTATATGCTTATTGCATTAACTCTCTTTGCTGAATACCCACTGGCTACCAGACTCGATTATGTCAAGAGATACTACGACGCGATCTCCAAACACAAAATCAACATACCCACACCTATCATGGCAGGGGTGCGAACTCCACTTCGACAATTTGCTAGCTGTGTTCTTGTTGATAGCGATGACACCCTCGATAGTATCTTTTCTAGTGACATGGCGATTGGCCGCTACGTTGCTCAACGTGCAGGAATCGGTATCAACGCAGGCAGAATCCGTGGAGTCAACAGTAAGATCCGAGGTGGAGAAGTTGCACACACGGGTGTTATCCCATTCCTTAAAAAGTTTGAAGCAACTGTCAGATGTTGCACTCAAAATGGCATCCGAGGTGGAAGCGCGACAGTCCACTTCCCAATCTGGCACCAAGAGATAGAAGATATTATTGTTCTTAAGAACAATAAAGGATCAGAAGACAATCGAGTGAGGAAACTTGACTACTCAATCCAAATTTCAAAAATTTTCTACGAACGTTTCATTGCGAATGGAGAGATTAGCTTATTCTCACCGCATGACGTACCAGGTCTCTATGACGCTTTTGGTACTGATGCATTTGACGCTTGCTATGTGGACTATGAATCAGATCAGTCTGTTCCAAGAACGACTGTCGGGGCGCAAGATTTAATTCTAAATCTCCTGAAGAATCGTGCAGAGACTGGTCGCATGTATCTGATGAACATCGACCACTGCAATTCACATTCATCCTTCCTGGATAAGGTGAACATGAGTAACCTATGTCAAGAGATTACTCTTCCCACAGATCCTATTCAACACATTGATGGGTCGGGTGAGATTGCTTTGTGTATTCTATCTGCTATCAACGTGGGTAAACTAAAGAACCTTGATGACCTTGAGGATCTATGTGACCTTGCTGTTCGTGGTCTAGAAGAACTCATCGACTATCAGGAGTACCCCGTAAAGGCGGCGAGAGAGTCCACAATTAATCGTAGGTCACTTGGTGTCGGATACATCGGTCTAGCACATTTCCTGGCGAAGCAGGGTGAGCACTATGGTGATAGTGGTGCGTTGAAGCTGGTTCATGAGTTGACTGAAGCATTTCAATACTACTTGCTTAAGTCATCCAATCAGATTGCTAAAGAGAAAGGTGCTTGTGGATACTTTAATCGCACAAAATATTCACAGGGTATTCTTCCGATTGATACATATAAAAAGGACGTTGACGAACTAGTACCAAATGACCTATCGCTTGATTGGGGAACTCTACGGCAGGCAATCCAGGAATTCGGACTACGACATAGCACGTTGTCCGCTCAAATGCCAAGCGAGAGTAGTTCCGTTGTGTCAAACGCAACAAATGGAATCGAACCACCTAGAGGGTATTTGTCCGTTAAGAAGAGCAAGAAGGGACCACTTAAACAGATTGTCCCGCAATACCAGACTCTTAAAAACAATTATACCCTTCTGTGGGATATGCCTAGCAACGCTGGCTATATTAATATTGTTGCTGTGTAAGTTTCTCAAAGACAGGATACTTGTATTGATCATAACGTTGCACTCCCAAAGGAGCACCAAAGAACATAGGTTGTTTCATAGCATTCACTTTATTAGTATTAAAGACAGT